AAGTTCACGTGGCTGTCAACTCCTTGGTCGCACGTGAGCTTAACCTTGAGGTTTCTCCTTCGTTGGATAAACTTCGTAAGGCTACTATTAACTGGATTATGCAGCCACTCAAGGCTAACAATCCTAATAAATATCTAAACAAAAAATTTTGGCTGGATTCCAGTGATCGCCTGATGTACGAAGGTAAAGCGCCTGAGCTTGCTGACACCCGACGAGCACGTATGCCAGCGTTCTTTGAACATGCAAACCCCAACCTACCCCAATACGCCTAACTTAAGGTTAGACGTGAGGCGTCTTCTTGAAGAACTTGAAGATGTCTTTCCACCCGTCAATCCCACTCCCGACACAAGCGTTGGTCACATCATGTATCGTGCTGGTCAACGTAGTGTTGTGGAGTGGATCGAAAACCGACTTGATGAGGACACTTAATCATGGGCGCATCACGCAAAAAACATCATAGACAACAAGAGGCGATGCGAGCAGCAACAGCTGAGCGGAATATTTTTGAAGCTCAGCAACGTGCTTATGAAGAACAAATGCGTCGTCAAACTGAAGCACTGCTAAAACAGCAAGAGATGTATGAAGCACCTAGAACTCTTGCTAGTACAGTTGGTACCGATGGTACTGGCGTTCGTACTGCTCGTTCTCAACGAGGTACTACCACTGGTCTTTCTAAAGGTGTAGCTTCGCTTCGTATTCCACTTAATGTCGGAGGTGTCTCCGGCTCTGGTCTTAACATTGGTTAATTAAATGAACGCTAAAAGCAGGTACGATCATCTATCTAGCTACCGTTCTCAATTTCTAGACACAGCGGTTGAGTGTTCAAAGCTCACCATTCCTTACCTCATCCAACGTGATGAGTTCCGTGTTACCCATCAAACCCTGACTCAACCTTGGCAATCCGTAGGTGCTAAGGGTGTAGTGACACTTGCATCCAAGCTGATGCTGTCCCTCCTGCCCCCTCAAACTACGTTCTTCAAGCTCCAGGTACGTGATGATAAGCTAGGCACCGAACTGCCTGCTGAGATCCGTTCTGAGCTTGACCTTAGCTTTGCCAAGATGGAGCGTATGGTGATGGATTCGGTTGCTGCTTCCAGCGATCGTGTCGTTGTTCACCAGGCTCTCAAGCATCTGGTGGTTGGTGGTAATGCACTGATCTTTATGGGTGAGGATGGGTTGAAACACTACCCACTGAATCGCTACGTTGTCGATAGAGATGGTAATGGTAACGTAATTGAGATCGTAACCAAAGAACTTATTAACAAAAACCTTCTGCCGAAAGAACTTATTGAAAAACCTCGTCCTGTTATGGATGAGAGTTTCTCACATGAGAATGACGTAGAGGTATATACTCATGTACGTCTAGACAACAACCGTTGGCTGTGGCACCAGGAAGTCTATGGTGAAAAGATTCCTAAATCAGACAGCAAAGCTCCAAAGGATGCTAGTCCTTGGCTTGTACTGCGCTTCAATTCTGTCGATGGCGAAAACTATGGACGGGGTAGAGTTGAGGAATTCTTGGGAGATCTTAAGTCGCTTGATGCACTCTCCCAGGCACTCGTAGAAGGCTCTGCAGCAGCCTCTAAAGTCGTCTTCGTGGTATCACCCTCAAGCACGACTAAAGCACAGACGCTGGCGAAGGCAGGCAACGGTGCGATCGTTCAAGGCAGACCCGAAGACATCGGTGTTATCCAAGTGGGTAAGACTGCTGACTTCAACACTGCCATGACAATGATGCAACAACTTGAGCGTCGTTTGTCTGATGCATTCCTTATTCTTACTGTACGTCAATCAGAACGTACTACTGCTGAAGAGGTTCGCCTTACTCAGCTTGAACTTGAACAACAGCTTGGCGGACTATTCTCCTTGCTGACTGTTGAGTTTCTACTTCCCTATCTGAACCGCAAGATGCTGGTTCTTCAACGTAGTGGACAACTACCACGTATTCCTAAGGATTTGGTTAATCCTACTATTGTTGCAGGAATCAATGCTCTTGGTCGTGGTCAAGATCGTGAGTCTCTCACTGCATTCATCATGACCATAGCTCAGACGCTTGGACCACAGGCACTGATGCAATATATTAATACTGATGAAGCTATCAAGCGTTTGGCAGCTGCACAAGGTATTGATGTACTTAATCTTGTTAAGTCTATGGAGCAAAGACAGCAAGAGAAAGCAGAAGCTATGCAACAACAAGAAGACATGGCTATGATGCAACAAGCTGGTCAACTTCTTAAAGCTCCTTTGGCGGATCCTTCTAAGAATCCGATGGCAAGTGAAACTGTCAACGCGATGATTGGAGAGAACGTCGTTCCACCAATGCAATAATTATGGCAGAAATTCTATCCTACGATCCAGCTGGTGATCCTGAAGTTGTCGGTGCCATGGAAGCCGACCAAGCTGAGTCTCTGGCTATTGGAGAAGAGATGATCAACCAAGCTAACGCTCGGTTGGCTGGAAAGTACAAAGATGCACAAGAGCTTGAAAAAGCTTATATTGAACTTGAAAAGAAACTTGGTTCACGTGATACCTCAGAAGAAGGTGAAGCGGAAGAAGTAGAGTACGAAGATGATTCAGAAGAGTATTCTGAATATTCTTCTCAAATTGAAGCTATTAGTAAAGCTGCTGAAGAGTTCAACTCAAACGGTGAACTGAGTGAGGAAACTCTTGCTGAGTTTGAGCAGATGTCTAGCAAGGAACTGATTCAAGCGTACTTTGAGTATGAAGCGAGTCTTCCTGCAATGGATGCTCCTCAAGCCGTTGAGCTTTCATCTGCTGACATCAATAGCATTCAAAACTCTGTGGGTGGTGAGGCTGCTTATCAACAACTTGTTGGTTGGGCAGCACAGAACTTCACCCAATCTGAGATCCAAGCCTTTGACAATGTTGTCGATTCAGGTAACATTGATGCAATCAACCTTGCTCTTGCTGGTCTCAAAGCACGTTACACCGATGCCAATGGCTACGAGGGACAAATGATTCAAGGTAAAGCTGCCGCCCCTGCTGACACATTTAAGAGTCAAGCAGAGGTGGTACGGGCAATGTCTGATTCTCGTTATGATCGAGACCCTGCATATCGTGATGCGATCATGCAGAAACTTGCTCGTTCTGATCTTAAATTCTAATTATGACTGATCATCCCTACGGTGTCCCACATAACGAACGAGCTGAGCAGCTTAACGGTCGCTTGGCTATGCTTGGTATCGTGGCTGCTCTTGGCGCTTATGCGCTGACTGGACAAATTATTCCTGGTATCTGGTAATGCCGCTTAAAAAGGGTAAGTCTCAAAAGGCAGTCTCATCTAACATTAAACAACTGAAGATTGAAGGCTACCCTCAAAAGCAGGCAGTAGCTATTGCACTCAGCAAAGCTGGTAAATCTAGAAAAAAGAAGAAGTAGTCATGCCACAAGGTAAAGGAACTTACGGTTCACAAAAAGGTCGTCCACCTAAGAAAGGGACGAAAAAGTAATGGCTATTAAAAAAAAGCCAAAAACTAAAAAGAATAAATCCCTTAAAATCTCTCAAATGAGTCAACAAGATTTTCGTGATCTGGTTGAACAACGAATGGATAAAAAGAAGCTAGACAAGATGTTTCCCAAACAAGGCGACTTTCTTCGTTGGCTTCGAGAATCTGGTAATGCTAATGGACCGCGAGTACGCGGAGTTTAAAGTTATGGCTAAGCCTGGTCTCTATGCAAACATCCACGCCAAACGCAAACGTATCGCTGCTGGCAGTGGTGAAAAAATGAGAAAGCCTGGGGCTAAAGGCGCACCCACGGCTGCACAATTTAAACGCGCTGCTAAAACTGCTAAACGTAACAAACTCAAAATCAACAAATGAAATTCCTCGCTATCCTCCCTGCAACTCTGATCGCTGCTGCTCCTGCAATGGCTGGTCCTTATGCCAACATTGAAGCTAACTCTGGTTTCACTGGCTCTAATTACACTGGCACTTCTACTGACTTCCACGTCGGTGTTGAAGGTGAAGTCGGTGCTGCCAGCTGGTACATCCAAGGTGGTCCCACTGTGGTCTCTCCTGATGGTGGTGCAGCTGAAACCATTGCTACTGGTAAGCTTGGCGGTTCTGTTGCTGCTGGCGAGAAGCTTTCCGTTTATGGTGAGATCTCTGCTGCCTTTGACAGCGTTAACAGCTACGGCACTAAAGCCGGTGTGAAGTATAAGTTCTAATTCCTACTGTGTGGTGGGAGGGAGGCAACTTGTACTTTTAAATTAAACTAATGACCGCAACTATTGCACTTAAAAGGGAGTCATCCTGGGATCAGTTTTGTGACTGGGTGACTTCTACTAACAACCGTTTGTATGTGGGTTGGTTTGGAGTGCTGATGATTCCGTGTCTCCTAGCCGCCACCATTTGTTTTATCTTGGCATTCGTTGCCGCTCCACCTGTTGACATTGATGGAATCCGCGAACCCGTCGCAGGCTCCTTGTTGTACGGGAACAACATTATTTCGGGAGCCGTCGTTCCGAGCAGCAATGCCATCGGACTTCACTTCTACCCAATTTGGGAAGCTGCTTCACTTGATGAATGGCTGTACAACGGGGGTCCATTCCAACTCACCGTATTCCACTTCCTCATTGGCATCTATGCTTACATGGGACGCGAGTGGGAACTTAGCTATCGACTAGGAATGCGACCCTGGATCTTTGTTGCTTACTCTGCTCCAGTTGCTGCAGCTACCGCAGTCTTCCTCGTCTACCCCTTCGGTCAAGGATCTTTCTCTGATGCAATGCCCCTCGGTATCTCCGGCACGTTTAATTACATGCTGGTCTTCCAAGCTGAACACAACATTCTCATGCACCCGTTCCATATGTTGGGAGTTGCTGGTGTATTTGGGGGTAGCCTGTTTAGTGCTATGCACGGTAGCCTTGTCACGTCTTCTCTTGTTAGGGAGACGACTGAGGACATGTCTCAAAACTATGGCTATAAGTTTGGACAAGAAGAAGAAACTTACAACATCGTAGCAGCACATGGCTACTTCGGACGTCTCATCTTCCAATACGCGAGTTTTAACAACAGCAGAAGTCTGCACTTTTTTCTGGCTGCTTGGCCTGTTGTTGGTATTTGGTTCGCTGCCCTTGGTGTTAGCACGATGGCTTTTAATCTTAACGGCTTTAATTTTAACCAGTCCCTTCTTGATAGTCAGGGACGTGTTGTTCGTTCTTGGGCAGACATTCTTAACCAAGCCAACCTTGGATTCGAAGTCATGCACGAACGCAACGCTCACAACTTCCCTCTGGACCTTGCTTCTGTTGAGGCAACTCCGGTGGCTCTATCCGCCCCTGCCGTAGGCTGATATACTGGATGCCGTCCGTTCATCCCACTTGTGGGACGCATGTCACCTAATCATGGAACGGGGGTTAGGTACTTTCATCTAAGATCATGACTCAAGTCGAATTGGATGCCCGTATTCGGGAGCAACAGGCAGCACAAAAGGCAGCTAAGCTTAAGTATCGCGGCATTGCTTACAAATCTCACGCTACTAAATTCTGATGTTTCACACCTTTGGTGGCAAGGCTAATCCCGTCAAGTACGGTATTCCTGCCGCACCCACTCCTACACCTGAACCAGAACCGGAACCTACAGAACCTGTAGAGTCTGAAGAATAGTAAACGGGAGTCAGGCACCTCAGAGTCGGACCTGGCTCCTCTTGGCGTTGGCCTCTACGGAGATACCCTTCGCCGTCTAGACGGTGGGATAGACCACAACATATCGCTACAAAATTTTCCAAACGTTTGGGAGCAAGTCTATTTAATTTCTTACTCCTTTAAAAATGGCACATCAAAACTCTGCTGAGCCTCTTGCTGATCTTACGCAACTTGGCTCTTCTAACTTTGGCGCGGATACCCGTGCTCTGTATCTCAAGCTTTTTAGCGGTGAGATGTTCAAAGGTTTCCAGCAAAATACCATTGCTCGTGACCTGATCATGAAGCGGACTCTCCGTAACGGTAAGTCCCTGCAATTCATCTACACTGGTCGCACGACTGCTGAGTACCACACTCCTGGTAACAGCATCCTCGGTAACAGCGACGGTGCACCTCCCGTGGCTGAGAAGACCATCACCTGTGATGACCTGCTGATCAGCTCGGCTTTCGTGTATGAACTGGACGAAGTTCTGGCTTAAAGTAATGGGTCAGAATAAAATAAATTGGAAGAATTGCTGGAACCCTAAGTCCTTTTGGATATGGCAATCAGCAGCCGAGCTCTTCACGCTTGAAGAGAAGGTTCAGAGACTAGGTGGTTTGGGAAGCGTCCCATGTAATACACCATTAGCATCCAACACCTTCGGGTGAAGATATAGTCCGATCCTACTAGAAATAGTAGATAAATTGCATTACGATCTGCGTTCGGAGATCAGCCGTAAAATCGGCTACGCTCTCGCAGAAAAATATGACCGTCTGATCTTCCGTGCTATCGCTAACGGTGCTCGTAAGGCTTCTCCTGTGTCTGCCACCTCCTTCGCTGAGCCTGGTGGTACTCAGGTCCGTGTTGGCGCCACTGCTAACTTCTCGGATGCTTATGATGACGCTGCTCTGGTCGCCGCCTTCTATGACGCCGCTGCTGCGCTGGACGAGAAGGGTGTGAGCCAAGAGGGTCGTGTTGCTGTCCTGACTCCTCGTCAGTATTATGCACTGCTGCAAGGCATCAACTCCAATATCCTTGTCAACCGTGACGTTCAGGGCGATGCTCTGCAGTCCGGTAAGGGTATCATGAGCATTGCTGGTATTGAGATCTTCAAGTCTACCAACATTCCTTTCTTCAGCAACTACGGTACCAAGTTCGGTTCGACCGGCGGTACTACCGACACTGGTGTTGCTTCTCCTGGTAACCTGGGTGACTTCATCGACACCAGCATGGAAGATGCTGACGCTGCTGCTACCGGCATCAACAACGAGTATGGTCTGGGTACTGAGTTCAGCAAGTCCTGCGGTCTGATCTTCCAACGTGAAGCTGCCGGCGCTGTTGAAGCTATTGGTCCTCAGGTCCAAGTCACCAGCGGTGACGCTTCCATCATCTACCAAGGTGATGTGATCGTTGGTCGTCTCGCCATGGGCGCTGACTACCTGAATCCTGCTGCTTGTGTGGAACTGTTTGCTGGCGCTGCCTCTGGCGACGCTGCTTTCTGATCTTTAATTCGATCAATACTGGGGGTCCTTCGGGACCCCTTTTTTTTATCTTTCGATAGGTAACTATGCCCTTTCCTACTTATGCTGCGTCCACCGAACTGGATGCTGTAAATCAAATACTTAGCTCAGTGGGACAGGCTCCTGTCACCACACTAGATCTGCAGAACCCTGAAGTATCTATTGTACTCAACACTCTCCGGGAAGTTAATCGTCAAGTTCAATCTGAAGGTTGGATCTTCAACACTGAACGTGAGTATGAGATGACTCCCGACAGCTCTACTAATCAGATTGCATATCCATATAATATGCTGCAGATTGATACTAATACTGAGTATCATAAGAACAAGTATGATGTAGTTCGCCGTAACGGTAAACTATATGATCGTCTGCATCATACCTTTACTTTTACTGATTCTATTAAAGCAGACGTTGTTTGGTTCTTTGACTTTACCGACGTTCCTCCTGCTATTCAAACCTATATTACTGCCCGAGCTGCTCGCATGTGTGCTACCAAGATGATTGGTGACCGTGAGCTTAATGCACTTCTCCAAGAACAAGAATTTAACACTAGAGCTTCTGCTCTTGAATACGATTGTAATCAAGGCGATTACTCTATGTTCGGGTTCAGAGATGGTGAAAATTATTACAATAGCTATCAACCCTTCCAAGCATTGATGCGATGAGTACTGTAACCCAAAGGATTCCCAATCTTCTATCTGGCATTTCACAACAACCTGATAACCGTAAGTTTCCTGGACAACTGCGGGATTCTGTGAATGCTTTTCCTGACTATACTCTTGGTCTTCTCAAGCGTCCTGGTGGTCAATTTACATCTAAACTATACGGCGCTACTCCTGAAGGTAAGTGGTTTTCAATCCTTAGGGATCAACAAGAAAAGTACGTCGCTCAATATGATGACAACACTTTCCGTGTGTGGAGCCTTATTGATAGTACATTAGGAGAAGCTGGTTCTCCTCGTGCTGTTGATATGGGAACTAATACAGGTGTTCCAGGTACCTGTAATCTCACCAATCTCAAGGCTGACCTTACTGCTTACAATGATGCAGTAGAAGACACTGCCGCTAAACTGGCTTTGCTTCATGCTGCTCAAGCTGACTATGCAGAGATTCTTGCAGGTCAGGATGAGACTCAAGAGGCACTGTTTGAAGTCTCTTACACCTATCCTTCTGGTGAAGTAGATCAAGCACTAAAGTCAGGTATTCTAAAGAATGCAAGTGGTGTCTACACTGTTAAAAACAACGACACTGTTGTAAGCGTCAGCACGACTCTTCCTGCTAACTACGCACTGGGTTCTGAGTACACTGATGAATACCCGCTGCTAGCTGCTGAAGGTTATCGTGTCTACCAAGCTATTCTGACTGTTGCTGCTGCTAACACTGCTGCTGAACTGACTGCAGCTGAGACAGCAATGAACACTGCTCAGACTAACTACAACAACGCAGTCACCGCAGAAGCTACAGCTAAAACCAACTATGATGCAGAAGTAACTAATTGCAATATTACTGCTACTCCATCTAACGGTTACCTGTACGGCGCTACCGCTGATGACATTGAACTTCTAACTCTTAACGACTACACCTTTGTCCTTAACAAAGCCAAGACTGTAGCGTTGAAGACTGCTACGTCTGCTGCTCAACCACATCAAGCATTTGTCACCATTAAAGTTGTTGGTACTGGTCATTACCGAATCTATCTTGATGGTACTGAACGTGCTACTCACAACGCTGGTAGTGGTGGTGACGTAGATGGTATCCTTACAGACCTTGCTAGTGATATTGATGGTAATACCTTTGGTGGTACTACCTTCTCTGCTACTGTAGTTGGTCCTGGTATCTACATCAGTGCTACTGCAGCTTTTACAATTAGAGTAGTTGGTGGACCGTCTGACACAGCAATGACTGTTTTCCAGGATACTGCACCGACTGTTGCTGATCTTCCTCTTCAATGTAAAGATGGTTATGTTGTAAAGATTGTCAACAGCACCGACATTGATGTTGATGACATGTACGTCAAGTTTGTAGCAGATGGTACTGCTACTTACGGTACTGGTGTCTGGGAAGAGACGATTGCTCCTGGTATTAAGTATGAGTTTGATGAGCTGACTATGCCTCATCAGCTTGTTCGTAATGCTGATGGTTCATTTACCTTTGGTCCTATTAACTGGGAAGATCGTCTTGTTGGTGATGAAACCACTAACCCTGATCCTAGTTTTGTTGGACAGAAGATCAATAACCTTTTCTTCTATCGTAACCGCCTAGGGTTCTTGTCAAATGAAGCAGTAGTCATGAGCCGTGCTGGTGATTACTTTAACTTCTGGGTAACGACAGCATTGACGGTTACTGACGATGATCCGATTGATGTAACTGCTTCATCGGTTAGACCAGTTAACTACCGCTTTGTCCTTCCGACTAGTGTTGGTTTGGTCCTGTTTAGCGACACCGAACAATTCATCCTGACTACTGACGCTGACATTTTGAGTCCTAGGACAGCTAAGATTAATCAAATGTCAAGTTATGATTGTGACCCGGATGTTGCTGCTGTAGGCATGGGTACTAACGTTGGTTTCATTTCTAAGACTCCTTTGTATTCTAGGTTCTATGAAATTGCTAGGATCAGTAAGGATAACCCACCAGAAATGTTTGAACAAACTAAAGTTGTTCCTGAACTTATCCCAGCCACTGTTGATAGCATGATAGCATCTCCTGCTATGTCGGTTGTCTCTATGGCAACGACTGGTAGCAGCACGGTCTATCAATACCGCTTCCTTGATCTTCAAGGCGGTCAACGCCTGTCTTCGTGGTATAAGTGGGATTTGACTGGTACATTTCTTGACCAGTTCTTCGACAGTAATGAGTACTATGCCGTTGTTAAGAACGGTACTGATGTTTACGTTCAATCCTATGACCTGACTCAAGCAAGTGAGGAAGGGTTCTTAACTCTACCTACTGGAGAAAAGACTGATGTTTGTCTCGATCTTTGGAACGTTAATCCTTATCGAACCTACGACTCTTCTGCTGACACAACTCGTATCTTCTTACCGTATGATGAAGTCACTGATGGTACGCTCGCTGTAATCATCCTAGGAGGCTACATAGGCGACGATGAAGGCACAGGTAGTCAATCGGTAGGACGAGTGCTTTACCCCACCGTAGAGGGCACTGCAGGTGCCTATTACGTGGATGTAGACGAGGACTTCAGAGGACGTGATCTAATCATTGGTTATAACTACACGATGACCGTTGAACTTCCTGAGTTTTACGTTATCTCTTCTGAAGGTTCAACTGCTTCTTCTGACTTTACCTCTGATCTTATCATCCACCGAGTTAAAGTGTCTACTGGTCTTAGCGGTCCTGTGAAGTATCAAGTGACTATCACTGGTCGTCCTGAGTGGAGTAATACTATTGAAGCTGTTGCTCCTTACGATTATACTTTGAACAATGTGAACATGGCAGCTGATGCTATTCACACTGTACCGATTTATCAACGTAACGAGAATCTTAACTTTAAGATTATTGGTGATACACCATTCCCAGTTAGCCTTCGTAGCTTGAATTGGGAAGGTAAATATAACCCACGTTTCTATAGGCGTTCCTAATGACTACATCCACCCGTGGTTTTACCTTTAAACCAGCTACCATTAACGATGTACCTGAACTAACCAGTCAAATGCTGGATAGAGGTTTGTTAGACTTTGAAAGAGTAGGACAACACCCAGTCTTATCTCTTGCTATGTATATCCATGAAGATGACTCCTATCTTATCTACGGACCTGATGGGAGTCTCTATGGAGCTTACGGTGTGTCGGAAGATAATGCCGTTTGGATACAGATGACGAAGCAAGTTAAGAAGAATCCACGCACTACTGTAAGGTTCGGTAAGGCGTTAATGGAACATATAAACCGTCCTTATCTATGGACGACTATTGATATAAAAAATACTGATCTAATTAACTTAGCTAGGTATTTAGGTTTTAAGGTTCTGCGGGTATTCCCAGATGGACCTGACAATGTTTACTCTATAGAAATTGTACGATTATGGTAGTACTAAATCCCGTATCAGCCGCATTGGGTGTAGCTCAACTCGGTATGGGTATTGCTGGAGCTTTTGGTAAGCAACAGCAGCATCTAGATCAGGTTTATCAATCCACTTATTCAAACTACATGTCTCGGTATAAAACCGAGATGATGAATGCATATCGGCAACGAGCTTTTGGTCGTCAAATTGAGTTTGCTAAACAGCAGCAAGAGTTTAATGCTGATGCTGCTAACCGTGCTTACATCACGGAACAAGCAAGGTTTAACGAACAAGTAGCTCAGTTTGCTTTTAATCAAGTTAACTTTGAAAAAGATTTAGCTAAGCAACAAGGTGTTTACGCAGCTTCCGAACGTTATGGGCGTAGTGCTCAACGAATGGCTCAGCTTGAAACCCTTGGTCAGTTTGGACGTAACCAAGCTATCTTAGCTAAAAGTTTGTCTAGTGCTGCAGAACAATCTCAACGTAATCTTGAGGACATCGGTAGAAACTGGCGTTCAGCAGATTATCAAGTGTACGGCTCTGTTATGGAAGCTCCTATGATGGAAATGGCTGAACCATTGTATCGTCCTGGTGCTGGTCCAAATATGGCGTTGTCTATTGGTGGTTCGCTGATGGGTGCAACTCAAACTTTCTTTACTGGCGCTAAATTTGATAACTAACTAAAATGGCTATTGATCCTATTCAGTTTCAGGGTTTTACCGAACGCCAAGGCTTCGATCCTATTAAAGTCCCTGATCCTAATCCTTTCCTACGGGAAAATCTCAATACAATTGAAGCTAGCCTAAGAAATCTAGAGCGTGGTAACCTTGCTAACATGAAGGCAAAGGCTGATGCTTACAGCCGTAACCTTGCTCAACTTTCTGATTTCTCTCAAACTCTTTCTGGGTTCTTAGGTACTGCTGCTCAGATCTACGATAAGAAACAAGAAGCAGCAGCTAATGCTCTGTATTATGAAGATCTAGCTTCTCAAGAAAATGACATCACTGCTCTTGAAGAAGGCGAAATAGCTCTTCAAGCTGGTGATGGCGTGACTTCTAAAGCAGCAGTCGCAGCTAACCGTAATGGTGCTCCTTACAGCGTCAGTAAGCGTATTGCTGAGCTTGGTGGTCTCAAAGGTTATTACTATCGAGTTAAAGCTACTCAAGACATTGCTTCTAAATATGCTGATTACTATGATGAAGCACGTCGAACTGATGTCCGTGAGATCAGCTTTGGTCCCAATGGTCAATTCAAAGTAAACATCAACGAAGCTGAACCGACTGAAATTGAAGAGTCTGCTATTCGTGCTTACTTGCGGGAAGAGTATCTTGAACAGTTCTCCGGTATTAGTCGGGGTATGCTGGCTAAGTATGCTTTTCCTACCATGAAGCAGGTAGACGAAACTCGTGCAACTGCTAATGCAGATCGTATTGCTCTTCGTGATTCTGAGCGTGAACGCTATGAAGCTATGGAAGTTTTCCAGCAAACTGTTAATACAGATCCTGGAGCTTTACAAAAGCTGCTAGACACTGTTTCACGTACTGTTGTACAAGATCGTAACGGTAAAGTCACTAGCCTTCAATATGGAGGTGCTTGGAAGCAACTTCAAAATCAATTCCTTGAACTAGCTACAGCTGGGCAATATGTTGATCTAGAAGGTTTGATTGGTGATCAGATTAATCCTGACACTGGTAAGAAGTACATGGAAGATCCGATGTACTCTACTAAGATCAAAGCTATTCAAGTTGAAATTAGAAAGGCTGAGACTGGTGCTTACCGCGATAGCCAAGTCAACGGTCAAGTACAGTTCCAAAAAACTTTGGATGAGATGATTGGATCTTTGCCTGAAATTCCGACTGATAGTGATTATCAAGCGGTTTATGATGCAGCAGGTGAAGTGGCTAGAGAATACAACATTGAACCTGACTTCTCTAAACTGAATCATCACCGAGCTAATTACGGTCAATCAGCTCTTCAAGTTAAGCATAAAATGCAGATCTACAGGCAGCAACAACAAGCTGGCTTGTTAGACCCTGCAGATCTTTTGTTGGAACCACCTGAGGTTCAAAAGGAGTTCCTTAAAATAGCTGAAGCGCAAAAAGAATTGCGTGAAAACACTAATGGTTTCAAAAGTATTGATACCCAGCTTAAAGCGTTGATCACTAACAATGATCGTATTAAGTCAGTTCCTGGTCAAACAGGTGCTACTGGTGGGATGTCTGCTCCTATGCTTGAGCATGTTACTGCTCTACATCGTCAACGTACTAATGAGTTGATGGGCACTGAGGAGTATAATAATAGACCTTTGGCTGCTGCATTGGTTGCTTATCAAGAACTTGAAAGAGAAGTACTTGCTGGTAGAGAAAACAGCGGTAGTATCTATTACATTGATGAGAATGGTTATTCAAACTTTTTGAAAGAAAAGATTGGACTTAATCCAGCAATCGCTGCAAACCAACGACTTCAGCGCATCAATAAAATAGCGCAAACTGAAGGTAAAGCTGTCTTAGAAAATCAAAAGTCTTTGTCAACCTTGATTGATCGTGAAACTCTTGTTAAAGCGGCTGAAGGTTGGGGCAGACCCGGTTACAGAATGGATCCTGCTATTTCTTATTTAGCAAAGAAATTAGGACTTTCTGAATTAAACGTTATCCACAGAGCACGAGATACTTTTGATATGACTGAATTACCTGCTCTTGTTGAGTACGCCGCTAGGGCTGAAAATGCTAGCCCTGATTTAAAACGTGCTTTGTCACGTATTTCAGAAGGTGCTATCAGCAAGAACCAACTGCGCCGTGTTAGCAGTACTATTGATTTGCCTCTTCGCCAAACCTTTGTTGCTGCTCAACCAGCTAAAGGTGTGCTTGGTCCTATCAATTCCCCTAATCACCCCTTCTTTATATCCATTGGTGTCAATGAAGGTACTCGCACCGCTAACGGTGGTTATACAAAGAACTGGGAAGGTCATACCGATCCTGGTGACGGTCACTACAACCGTGGTACTGTAAGCGGTGGTCGTGGTAATAAAAACACACCCCAACAAGTTGACAGCAACTGGATGCGTTTGTTGTCTCAAACTCAAATGAAATACGATCATCAGGTAAGTAAGTATGCATCACCTGGCACTGATCTCTATAATCATATTATGTTTAACATTATAGATCTCCGTGTTCAAGCACCTGCAGCTGTGCCTGATTTTGTCAAACGTATTCCTCAAATTATTGCTGAAGGTGCAAGTCCTCAAGTGATTGGTAGGTTACGTGCTGAATCATTTATTAACCCTCGTACTGGACGGCTAGAAGCTTCTGGTTTTAACAACAACATGCAACGTTTACAAGCAGACCAGACTCGCCGTGCTGGTAACTTTAGAATTGCAGGAGGTTCGTGATGTATCAAGACTTTTATGAAGAAGATACAAAAGCAAAAGATAATAGTCCATTTACTGCTGAGCATAAAAAGATGCTAGCAGATGATGAGGCTAGATTTGCTAACTTTCCTGTTAAATTGGAAGAAGAACCAGCGGCTACACCACAAGCTGCTGAGCCTACTCAAGTTCAACCTGAAGAACCAAAGGAACAAAGTTTCCCTTGGGAAGCAGGTTATGATGCAGGAGATGCTGCACGTAACTTTGCTGAAGTAACACTTGCTGCTCCTACTGCTCTTGTTGACTTTGGCACTGATGTTCTTAATATGATTCCAGGGGTTGATATTCCTGAAATTCCTGAGTTTAAGAATGAAGTAGTCCAAGGTGGTCGTGAGCTAGCTTCTATTATCCTGCCTAACTTTATTGGTGTTGGTGCAGCTACTAGGGGCATCCAAGCTCTGATGAAAGGTTCTCAGTTTGTTAGTAAAGCTGCAAAACTGGGTGCTACACAAAAGACTATTGTTAAACTCACTGGTGAAGCTGCATTGGCAGCGGGTGTCGGTGCTGGTGTTGATGCTATTAGTCGGACTAGCGAAGATCACAACGCTCTTGGTCAGCTCAAGGAAATGTTTCCACAGCACATGCAGTGGATTCCTGATAACATCGCTACCTTAAGTTCTGATGATTCTAACACTAAACGTGTTAAGAATGTTCTTGAAGGTATTGGTTTAGGTTTGTTTGCTGACCTACTGCTTGGTGCTGGCAAAGTCTTCAGGTCTGCAGCCAGGGTTCGTAAGTACGTCCCAGAAAATGAGATGGCAGAACCGTGGAAAGATATTGAAAAGATTCAACCCGGTACCGCAGAAGAAGCCGTTATTAACTCAGCTAATGCCCGTGAAAAGACCTTAGATGAGCTTGGTGCTGTTAATGCCTACATCAAAAACATGGATGATGACCTAGACACTCCTGTGTTTGGTGCTGAAGATGTGTTTAATCTTGATGAATCTGGTGTACGTTCTGCCGACAACGCTGGTGTTCTCGGTGCTGCAGTTGACCAAGTTGCTGCTACTAAGAACCTTGAGGGTCCTTATAGCCGTCTTGGTTCTGTTGCAACTGAAGGTGCCATTAAGTATGGTTTGAATGCAGGAGAGATGACTAAGCGTACCTTGGTCAAAGCTATTGCAGATCAAATCAAAAAAGGTGGTAAGTACAGCGCAGAACTTGCTAGTGGACGTAAAGTAACCTTTGAAGAGATTGATGAGGCTGGTACTCGTCTGTCTGAAATCATGATGGATCCTCGTATGGATCCTGGGTTCCTTAAAGCCACACTTGATGAGTTCAAGGACGAGTACAATAAGCTTGGTGAAAAAGTTCAAGCTTTAGGTGACGTTGGTTACAACGCTGCCATGAAAACGATTAAGGGCTTGTTAGATGAATATCTAAACATGGATACGATTAAGGCACAAGCTTATATGACTACTTCTATGGGTGGTCAAATTGCTGACTTGGCTGAAGGTGCTCGCCTTATGGAAGGCACTGATGCTGTTGCTCGTGCTCAAGAACAGATCCTTGATCGTGTTGAATATTTGATGGTTGAAAAAGGTTTGGCTGCTCACCTCAAAGGTCAATCGCTTAACTTCCTTAATACTTGGAAGCGTATGCGTAATGATCCTAAAGGATTGAAGGCTGCTGCTCAAGCGACTAAAGATGCTACTGATGAGCGTCTTGCACAAATCGTTGACAGTGCTAAAACCTTTAGGCAGTCCATGACTACCATTTCTAAAGAACGTCCTGAGTTCTTGTCTCCGCTTACCCATGCGTATGAGTACACTGATGGAGACATCAATACTCTGGCTAAACTGCATGAGTTTGCAAGCCAAAGCTTGGATCGTATTGATAAAGCATTCTACGATAACAAACCTGAGATTCCTAACCAAATTGTTCAAGGTGCTTGGGCAAACATCTATAACTCTGTGTTGACCAGTTTCGGTACCCCATTACGTGCTGCTCTGGGTAACTCTGTGTTGATGTTGACTAAACCTATTTCTGTGTTTGCTGGTGCTGCAACTTTTGGAGACACCAAAACATTGCAACGTGGTTGGTATCAATACTCTGCCTTTATGGATACGTTCCAAAAGGGATTCAAGCACATGGGTGATGTCTTTAAAAAAGCATCAACTGATCCTAACTCTGTTGGGTACATCATGCGTGATGACCTTGTGCTGAAGAACGAGCAGACTATGGAAACTCTTCGTGAGTATGCCTTGGCTGCTGAGAAAGGCGGTGAGTCTGGACCTTTGGCTTTGTATCACATGGCTGAAACCCTACAGGACATTGGTAATAACCCTGTTCTTAGGTTTGGTGCTAACGCCATGACAGCTCTTGACGGTTTTACCCGTGCTGTTGTAGCTAACGCAGAAGCTCGTGGTCGTGCCTTTGATCAATTCCAAAAGAGCGGTAAGACACTGACTGGTGATGAACTGAAGCGTATTTCGGACAATCTTTACAATGATATGTTCGACGCTACTGGCATGATTACTGATGAAGCAGTTGAATACGCAAGCCGTGAGATTGCTTTGAACCTTGATAATCCTGCTGTTAAATCTATTAGCAGTTTTATTGAACGTAATAAGTTTATGAAACCCTTCCTGATGTTCCCGAGAACGTCAGCAAACATGATTACGATGACTAACAAGTTTAGTCCGATTTCATTGTTCTTGGAGGATTACAATAAACTGGCACTGCCTGGTCAACGTTTTACTGCTGATGAAATCGAACGTATTTTAAAAAGCAAAGGTCTTCCTGTAACTCAAGAAGCGTTTAATAACCTTCGTGCTGAAATTCGTGGACGTAAGGCTATCGGCACGGCAACCATTATGGGTGCTGCTTGGTTGTTCATGAATGATCGTCTGCATGGTAATGGTCACTTTGACAAAGAACGTCAACGTGTTCGTCGTCAGCTTAACTGGCAACCTCGCAGCTACAAAGGTTGGGACGGTAACTGGTACAGCTATGACGGTCTTGGACCTATGGCTGATTTCTTGGCATTGACTGCCGACATGATGGATAACTTCGATTCTGTCGCTGACAATGATCTGGAAACTAGCCTCAATAAGATGGGATTCCTGCTGGCTGCTAACTTGACTAACAAGTCAATGCTTGCCGGTTTGGAGCCGATGAACGATGTGTTGACTGGTAACCCTGCAGCTATGAGCCGTTGGGCAGCTAGTTTTGCAAGTTCGTTGGTACCTTTGTCTGGTTTCCGTAATGAGCTGGGTAAAGTTATTGCTCCTCAACTTCGTGAGCTTGATCAAGACTTTTTCCAACTGCTGCGTAACCGTAACAAGTATTTGGATGTTGTGGATCCCAAAGGTGCACTTCCCAATGCTTATGACTGGATTGACGGTGAACCCATTGGTTTTGCTGAAAACTTCTTCACTAGAGGTTGGAACGCTATTATGCCAATGAAAGTGTCTGATAGCATTACACCTGAACGTCAATTCTTGATTGATATTGAGTTTGATTCACGTCCTACTTTCCAGACTAATGGTAAGGGTATTAAATATACGCCTAAAGAACGGTCTGAATTGTTTAGTGAGATGGGCAGACAAAAATACTTTAAGAGAGAAGTTCAGCGTATTATGAAGTCTAATCCTGCTAAAGAATGGCGTAAAGCTCTTAATGAACAGCGTCAAAGCGGTCGTCCTGTTAAAGCTGAGCTTTGGGATGATGTGTACAACCAGCTGGATCGTGCTCTTCGTGGTGCTAAAAAGATGGCAGAAATTCAGCTTAGTAATTATCAAGAGATTCGTCGTCGTCAATTTGAAACTAGAGCTGGTGAAGTACAACAGCGTCGTGGTGAGGCACCTACCTTCCCACTTACTAACAAATAATCCACCCATTCCTTTTTGTTAAAGCGTAATGGCAACTACACAAAACACATACACTGGAGATAACTCAACTGTTAGTTACTCCTTTACATTTCCATATCTTGAAGAGACGGACATTAAGGTAAGCCTTGATGGAGTCGTTACAACTGCATATACCCTGTCTAACGCTACAACGGTTACCTTTAATACGGCTCCTGGTTCTGGAGTTGCTATTCGTATTTATCGGGACACAAACAACGATGCACTGGCGGCGACCTTCTTTGCGGGTTCCGCTATTCGTGCACAGGATTTGAATGATGACTTCCTGCAGAACGCTTATGTTACTCAGGAAGTTAAGAATCGGTATCTTGATAAAAATACTGGTGGTACGGTCACTGGTGACGTAACTATTACTGGTGACTTTGATGTCACTGGTGATACTGATCTTACTGGTGCATTTGATGTCACTGGTGCTAGCAGCTTTACTGGTAACGTCGGTATTACAGGCACCCTTGACATGAATGCCAACCGCATTCTTGATGTCGGGACTCCTACCGCTGGTACTGATGCTACCAACAAAACTTATGTTGATGCTTACATCCTAACTGTTTACCAAGGACCACAAGCTTCTGATCCTACTACCCGTTCTGGTGGTTCAGCTTTGCAAGAGGGTGACCTTTACTTTAATACCGTTGAGGATGTCCTTAAGGCTTACACTGGCACTGAATGGGTTGTTTCAGCTTCGGCTGGACAGATTATTCGCTGGCGTAAAACCGCTGCTGGTGGTGAGACTAGCCTGAGTGGTAACGATGATGGTGGTTCGTCACTGTCTTACGTTGTCGGTAATGAACAAGTCTTCCTGAACGGTGTTCTACAGCAACGTGGTGTTGATTATACCGCTTCTACTGGTACTAGCATCACTGGTCTTACTGCATTGACTGCTGGTGACATTGTTGAACTTCATGCTGTTCAAGGCTATACCTCTGGTATTGTTTCGGATGGGTCGATCACTTCGGCTAAGATTGCTAACGATACCATTGTTAATGAGGATATAAACAGCTCTGCTGCTATTGCGTACAGCAAACTTAACCTTACTGGTAGTGTTGATAACGATGATGTTGCTACCAGTGCTAGCATCGTTGCTACTAAACTGAGCTTTACTCAATCTGGTACTGGCGCTACTGCTAGAACTATTGACAGCAAGTTAAAGGATGTTGTCTCCGTTAAGGACTTTGGTGCGGTTGGAGACGGTACTACTAATGATACGGCAGCTATTCAGGCGGCTATTGATGCAACTCCAGATGGAGGAACTCTTGTATTTCCTCCTGGAACCTATGCGTTGACTGAAACTGCAACAACTGGTAATGCCGTTATTCTTAGTGAAACTGGCACAGCGGCTGATGCTCCAGACTTCGTTATTTTGCAGCTTGTTGAACGGCATAATATCAAGATTAGTGGTTACGGTGCAACTCTAACTTTTGATAGAGGTTATGTACTGTTCTTGCTGCTTTGCGAAACTATCTTTATTGAAGGACTAAGTTTCGTCTGCAATAATGATCCTCACAGCACTGGATTCACGCCACCGGCCAACTGGGAAACAGCAGCAGTTCAAGTCCATTATTCAATGGATTGTCACGTTAACAGCTGTACTGTTAAACAAGTTCATCGCGGATTAGATTTTAGACGTACTGCTGAGTGTTCTGCTACCAATAATAAAATCTCCAAAAACAATTACATAGGAATTGCTTCTTATGGTGATTTCTTTCAACCAGCTGGTTGGACTGGAGATTCACTGGTTTCTAGGTTTACTTCTCCTGGTCACAGCACTGATTCAGGTATTTTGATTGATAATAACCTTGTTAGTGACTATAAATATTTTGGACTTTATTCTAACGGTCCAGCAATGTTTAGCAATAACCGAGTTGATCATCCTATTGAAAGTGGTGCAACTCCTGGTCCTGGTGTTGGTGGTCTTGGTGGTATTACATCCTCCTCTGGTAAAACTACTATCATAGGAAACAGATTCTTTGCACCACTATTAACTGATATTAGGGATGATACCCGTAAATACACTGCTATTAGCTTAAAACTTGAAGATGTTGCTAGTGGAGCTACCGCTGATAATGTTATTATTAGTAATAACTGGATTGATGGCTGCTCGTCTGGTATCTCTGCTACTGAAACTGCTAATTGCACTATCACAAGTAACCTAGTCACTAACTACACAGCCAATGCTATTAACCTGATTGGCAACTCTGGTATTGGTTCAAACATTTTCAACACTATTGTTACTGATAACATTATTGGTACGGTTGATCCTTCAACAACGGTTGCTCCAACGACTTATAACATGGTTGGTGGTATTGTTACCAGTGTAAGCAGTTCGGGATATTTTATCAATAAACTTGTCATTACTAATAACGTTTTTAATCGTAATTACGATGACATTACAGATGGTACTGCTTTGACAAATCACCAGTACGCAATTTTTGTTGTTAGTACAGATGCTACTGGTGAATTAGTCATTCAAACCAATAAACTTGTTGAAGCCAGCGATGGTTTAGTTTATGCTCCTAATAATTCTGTTTGGGAGGCTACTTTTAACGGTGTGCAGTTTGTTACTGGTAACCATACTATAACCGAAGGCCACCAAGATCAAACTATTGTTTGTGATGTTTCAGCTAATGCAACCATTTCTACACCAGCTAAAACAGTGCCAGGAACAAAAATAACTATTATTAACCGCAGTACTTATAATGTAACGTTTGATCCTCCGGTTGGTTCAACCATCAGCGGTTCGGGTTCTTTGCGGTTAGCTAGTTATGGTTCTGTAACGCTGGTCTTGCTGACTATGGGTATTAATGGTACAAGTCAAACCTGGGATATTACTGGATCAGACACCACTCGTGGCGGTACACTTACCCTTATCTAACCTATGACTAAAACACGCGACTTAGCCGACCTGGGTGGAGGTTTCATCCAGGCCGGTACTGGTGCTGTGCAGCGCACCGTTGAATCAAAGCTGCAAGATGTGGTGAGCGTTAAAGACTTCGGAGCTGTTGGTGACGGGGTTGCTGATGACACGGCAGCTATTCAGGCGGCTATTGATGCTTCCACTGCTGTGTACGTACCTGCCGGAAATTATGCAATAAGCACTCCTTTAATAGTCCCAGCAAACAAAACTATCTTCGGAGAAGGTGTAATTCAAGCGGAAAGTGGTTACACTTCTAACTATCTGATGGTTGTCGGTGCAGAATCTACTATCCGTTGTCTTTCGTTTGATGGTACTAACATGCCATCTCCAACTGGAGCATGGACTGGAGCAGGTGTAGGAACAGCACGAGCTCCGGTAGGGTCTGCTGTCTTTGTTAATGGCAGCTCCGGTAGCGTAGTTGTAAACGTAACTCTTGATGGATTAACATTCTCCAACTTTAGTAGTGGACCAGTTTGCGCTTTTTATGCTGACTATTTTCAGATTAAAAACTGTAAAGCTGCTACCGTGCAGACCTATACTTCCAATGAGACAAATGCTGTATATCATGTAGATAACAGCGTTTCACCTAGTTATGTCAATTGCTCAATAAATGGGTTTAATTGGAAAGGTTTTTATTTTGCCTATGCAACACAAGGTAAAATGCTCAACTGTTCGGCAACAGGTGGAGTTGCTGGACATGCAGCACACTATGTAACCTATGGTACTGGCAATACTCTTTCGGCATGTTCGCAGACAGGAGGTTTTGGGTTTAAGGGTACCAACACGCAAGATTTAATTGTTGATGGGTATCTTAGCCGCAATTCCAGTGGATCAGGTCTTTTTGCATATTGCTCAAAAAACGTCGTATTTAGCAACTGCATTGTCAAACAGCCTGCTGCTGGAGGTATTTATGTAACCGCCGATAGTTCTTACGGTCCCTGCCAAAATATTTTGGTATCTGGCTGCGAAGTTATCTATGAAACAGCAGCAACTGGAGTCAACGAAATTGGTATCTACATCAGCGGTGACGCCACTTATGGCATTGAAGATGTAACGATCATTGGTTGTAAGTTCTGGCAACCATTCTTCGGTATTCGTGTCTTGAATACAGCTTCTGCTATAATTTCTAAAATAAACATTATTAACAGTACGTTTTACCGTCCAATTCAGTACGCCATTCTTGCCTACGTCAAATCAGTTTTTATTTCCGATTGCAACTTTGATTTAAATACCTTATTCCCGTGTGGATACCTTGTATCACAAACTTCCGTAAATGGTGATGAATTAGTAATTACTAACAATCGTTCATTTACTTCATCCGGCTCCGGTGTTCACTGGGATGTTGCCACTGGCTCGGGTGCTGGTAGCTGCGTATTTTCTAGCATTGCGTTTTCAAATAACATCGCTAACGGAGGAAACGAGTTTATCAAAATTGCCGGAAACAATGCAGCAACTGACGTGGTAAACAACATTACTTTGACGGGCAATGTCGGTAACAACTTGGGTGCAGCTGATGTAATTATAATTACTGCAAACGCTACTACGACTATTAACTGCACGACGTTGACAGGAAATGTTCTATCTACTGGAACAAATCGCAAAAACATTAAAGTAGTTAATTCATCAAATGTAACTAATAAAGTTGATTCTGGGAATAATGTTAATGCTGTTACTTACGCTTAATTGGATCTATGACTAAAACACGCGACTTAGCCGACCACTAAACCCTTTACCCCTTTTAGAACAATGATCGCACTTATCCGTCCTATCCTTTTCTCCTTTCTTAACAGCGAGAAAGTAAAGCGCCTTATTGTTGATCTGCTCCGTAAACTTGCTGAGCAAACCGACAACTCTGTCGATGACCAAGCTGTTGATTTCATCGAGCGTGGTCTCTTCGGCGGCTGATGGACTTGGGAGCACCACCGGTACTGCCGGTTCTAAGGCTCCCTGAGCCGCCTTTACTACCCCGTCCGGTACTGGAGGTACCACGAGCTACTTTACCCTCGTACAAGCCGCTTGTAGTGCCTCCTAACGACCTTCGTCCACCTCCCGGTGTGAAGGGTACGACACAATCGGACAAAAGGAGGGAGGAGAAACCAGCACCTAAACCTGTACCTCCTCCACCTCCTAAACCACCCCCAGTCCCGGCACAAGTCCGTTACGTCGATATTCCTGGTACTGATATTACTGTACCTTTACCGAGTAACGAGATCTTGGCTACGGCTACAACGACAGCTACTGT